AAGTTGACTCTCCCATCGCGCATGATGTATAGATGCAACTATTAGTCATGTATTGGGTCGTACAACCCGGGCCACAATTTGGTCCAGCAGGACCAGGACTGTTTGATACGTTTCTACTATCCCCTCCAATACCGCCAGTACCACCAGCACCGCCAGCACCGCCATTGCCCCCTGCTCCACCGCCACCGCGTAAAGTACCATTGTTAGTAAAGGTAACATTTGAGGTGTTAACTCGGACGGCTGAACCACCAGCACCACCAGCCGTGCCACCAGCACCTGTGATTGTGCCGTCATTTGTAATAGTTATAGCCCCCGATGAACCCGATGAAGCATGGATACCGTATTGAGCGTTACTTTCACCACCTATTTCTACTCCAGAATCGACCACAACGTCCTTCGGATAATCAACGGCATAGTCGTCACCGAAAACAGTGCCTAAGTCTTGATTAGTAGTACCCGCAGAGTATGTTTTTCTAAAGCCTTTAGCAGTATTTCTGTAGTCAGAAAAATCCAATGCACCTGTTTCAGGAACACTTGCCGCTAAATTCGTTGATGAATTATTTGCTGCATTAGCGCGAACATTCGTAGTGCCTCGATAGTAGTCAGATATAGAGACTGCACCAGCTCCACCGAACTCTGTACGAATATCGCTAAAGGAAACTGTACCTGAACCAATAGGCATTTACGGACTCCCAAAGGCTGTAATATCATCCGCTGATGTTAACGCACCATTAGATGCAATTTTGAAAACAGTTGTGCCGTTGTACTGAAACAACAGGTCATTATCCCCTGCGTCCAACAGAACGCCCCATTTACTACTTCCAAACAAAATAGAGTTCCCATTAGTATCAAGGTTTCCACCTAATTGAGGGGTAGTATCGTTAACCAGATCAGTAGGGGGACTTAGGCTTCCTACGGCGGCAGTAGCACCCGCGCCGTCAGCATAGATAAACCCTGAGTTACCGTTGGCGACTGTCACGTTTGAACCAGAGCCTTGCGTAAATATAGCATCTTGTCCAGAAGCGTTTACCACCGCGTAAAACTTCGCCGCGTCATTTGGAGCAATCGTTATTGTGTTTGTTCCTGATGGTGACCCACCTAAGATAAGGACTTTATACATCCCATCCGATAACGAACCATCAGAAGTTGTAAGTGTGTGAGTCGTTCCTGAAAGAGATATTGATCCTACACCGTTTATGGCGCGGTCAACAATGTCTAGGTTCAGGTTAGTTGTCGTACCCCAAGTACCAGACTGTTCCCCTGTTCCAATTTTTTCTATTCCAGTATTAACTGTATATGTGCTTGCCATGTTAGTTTCCTTTGCTCAGTCGAATTATACCACCATTTTTAAAAAATGAAAAGTCTTAGGCGGCTACCTCTGTCCATGTCGTTCCTGGGCTTGGCGCAATACCCGCCCAACTCGTTCCTGGGCTTGGCGTTATCTTACCCCAAACTACCACTCTACCTAAGTTTGCCGTGGCAGACACAGAAGTAAGTGCAACTACCGCCGTTCCTACAACAGACTCAGCACCAAGGGTTGTAGAACCAGCTAATCCCGTTAGCTGTACGTCTACCTGTATAATAGCTGTAACGCTACCTAACTCTGACGTGCTAGAAACGCCCGTAGTAGGCGCACCCGTGTCCGTTGCAACAGTCTCCTGACCAACTTCTGCTGTACCAGAGACACCTGTTAAGGTTAAGTTACAAGTTCCAACGACAGCTTCATCGCCAAGCCCCACAGAGCCTGTCATGCCGTCTTCTGTTACAATCGCTCCTGCACCAACAAGTACAGACTCAAGTAGAGTTGTGCCCTCAACTCCTGTAACGGAGACAACACTAGAGCCAACTACGGTTGTAGTTCCTGTTGAACCTGTTAGCTGGTTAAGAGAGACAGGGAGTGTCTGACCTGTGTCGGCAAATACGCCGCCACCCCAAACGCCTTCACTCCAAACACCGTTACCCCAGCCTGTTAGACTTTCTGTTGTGCCTTCAACACCCGTAACAGAAACATCAACAGGGATACTAACTGTAACGGAACCAAGGTGTACTTGATTGTAAAAAGAGGGGGCTGTTATATTAGCCGCTTGGAAACTTTGAACAGTGCCCAAAGCAGTAGAGGCTAGAAGTGAAGAGACATCAACGGGGGCAGAGCCAGAAGCAGTTTCATCCCCCAGCGTTGCCGTACTAGAAAATCCAGTAGCCGCAATAGTGGCGTTGGCTAGACCACCCCAACCCGTGTCACCCCATGCGCCTTCACTCCAGCCGTTAGCTGCCATAACAGCTACCTTTATGCGATGCGAATAATTGCGCTAGATGCGTTAGCTGTAGGAAACTGGATAGTAAAAGTTCCAGAAGTTGATGTCTTGTCAGCACCAAAGTCTAATGCAGCCACAGCAGCATTTGTAGCAGAGCTATTGTAGATCAGTGCGCCACGAGCTGTTATTGTTGCCGTGGTAAAGCTCAGATCTGCAAAATCTGTAAATGCAGTCGTACCAGAAGTAGTTGGCGTTACATTTGTCAGTGTACCGCCGCCAGTTGCGTAGGAACCGCTAGAAGCAATTTCGCCTGTTGTAGTAAACGCAGTGGTAGATGCGCCTAACGTAGCGGTTGTAGAAGACTTACCACCCCCGCCAATCGCGTACAAAGCCAGCTTAAACGTATTACCAGTACCGTTAGTAAAATTATGCGTACCCGTAAGAAGCTGGGACTTAAACGAGGTGCACATTGCTTGAGTGATAGCCATCATATTCTCCTAATAAACAAGTATGCTATTCGCAATTATAACTTATTTTTAAATCATGTAAAGTTAATCAGCGATTTAGCAAGATCTTCTTGTCCATATTTTCGGACTTCTTGTATAATAGACGACCGTTCTTCTCGTCGCGCTTTTACTATATACTCATAAATTACGTTTCGAAGATTTTCCCTAAACGCTTCTGCTTGTAACCTTATTGGTTCAGGAGCCGAATTAGATACAGAAATTAATTTATCTAAAGCTAATTCAGTTAATTGTTCAGAAGATAACCCACCTTCATTAGATGTCATAACACCTACAGAAGTTACCGTTATACCAGCACCAACACTAACCATTTTTATTTTCCTTCTTTTTGTAAGAAACACCTTCTATATCGTGACGACCCATTAATACAGGTTCTGTAACTACATCAATAGGTTCAGGTGATTCCATTTTGGATTTATTAGAAATAATAAGAGACCCTTCGTGAAATTTTTGTACTAAGGGGTCTTCAAGGCGGTGATAGCCGTATAGTTTTTCTTCTGGAGGGACAGCAGTATCTAGTAAAGAAGATGAATGCGCAACTTGAATAGCTATTCCTTTTGTTACCGCAACAGCGCACCAAAATTCTACACAAGCGCGACCTGCTTCAGCAAAATAAATATTCTTCTTATAAGAAAAGTCAATACCGTAAAAAGAAATTTTCTTTACTTTATTCGCGATAGCAAAAGCAACAGCATACGCAACAGTATTATTAAAATAACAATACCCTAAAGAAGTGACTACATCTTGTAGAGGAAAGTCTACAATTTCAGGGACTCTTTCATCTATTTGACAAGAATATATTGGACCTTTATTAGGTGTTTCTAATAAAAACTCTCTTGCAATACCCGTTTGCGTTCCAGCTTTTTCATCATCTAAAAACCTAGAAGCGGGGTCCATCATAAATGTACGGTCTACATGAAAAATACCACCAATACTATTTATACCCCAAATTTCGTCAAACTGTTCTGAATTTATTCGAGCCATAGTATATTCTGCAATAGAACTACCTAGCCCTAATATAGCAACTGATTTATTCTTTAACCTCTTGTCCACTGTTAAGACCTTCCGACTGAGTTAGATTAAGCACAAAATTACCTGATAAAATTACACGACCTTCTTTACAATCATCGGTGTAATGCGACAAGTGTGACGGGAAGATTAAAAAATCACCTTGCTTAACCTCCACTTTAGTGTACACAGGATTTCCGTACACAGTGTCAAAAAAGGTTAGCTCTGTGTAATCATCAGGGACTTTTAAATAAGTTGATACAGAGTATTCAGGACTAATTAAACGTCCAGATCCGTGAGAATGAGGCTGCACAAAACTATTAGAAGAATACCAAGCCACCCATGCATCCTTATACTGACAAGTAACATCAAAATCTACTCTGTTATCGTTGTGTAACGGAGGGTATTTTAGCCCAAAAGAAATAATTGTTGCTGTAACTCTGTCTGCAAATTTTTGAAAAACAGGGGCAAAACTTTCGTCCTTGAAAATTTGCCAACCCGTTCTGTTCGTGTTTTTTAAGTTACAGTCTACTTCCTCTACAAAAGGTCTAGCCTTTTCTTCTAACTCATCACAAAGAGTTTGGTTTATAGACCCCTTTATAACATGTATAGAACCAGGGACTTCCACAAGAGAAAAGATCTGTCTTTTTAACATGGTCAATCTCGTGCTAGAGGAAATTTATATTCAGGCTACGTCTCATTTTTTGATCCGTACATGTTGTGCTGTTGTGAACGATATCCCCATCAAATATGATAGCACGGTTCGCCACGCTTTCAACAACAGTCTCTTCTGCCAATCGAGTAAACCCATCACAGGTATTCAGAT